CGTCATAATATTGGTTTGTATCTTTCCAAAAAGGGTGAACCCCTGCTTCTACGTCTCCCCATGTTCCTGTTAAATTTTCATTTCCATATTGAAAGCCTTTTTTATCAGGGTCGAGATCTCCCCACATTTTTTCGTTAGACCCAATAATGGTTCCTTCTGACAACATTTGATAAAGTTCCACTGGTATTGATCTAGAATTGTCTTTTACTCCCCAAAAGTCTAAAGTTTCTTTATTTACACCTTGTAGTAAATCTTTTATGTATGCTTGTTGCCCCCACAGTCCTTCATTAGCGCTAGGTATCAACAGTTCTATCGGCAATTGGCTTGTCCATTGTCTTTTTTGATCAGGACCAGCCTTATTATATATTTCCTCAGGAGGAGTATAAGGCTCTACAAATCCTTTATTTGGTTGGCTCTCCCAAGAATCATCATAATCCAAATTTGGATATGGAGATTCTTGTTGACGATTTTTTAGCCTTCTATCTAAGTCGTTAGAAATTTGATGAGGATCGTTTTGATTTCCTGGATTATTTCCCGTGTTCCTATGACCCATGTTCAGATCTCTATTACTAGGGGTGGAATAAACTGATCTATTTAAAGTATTATCCTCATTATAACCTGGTCTAGCCATTATCTATTCACCTAAATGTAATCCTCTAGGCAGTGAATGCATCCTTTCATAATTTTCAACAAATTCATCATAAGACACCTTTCCTCCTGGATTATCATAACCAAATTCTTTTGAAGCTAGGTATTCTTTATATTCATCTAAATAATTCATAGAATTATTTGCGTATTTAGCTCCTTGGCCATGCTGTGCCATTAAACCTGCTTCACGAGATATATCGTTGAATGATTCATTGAAATCAGGGACATAACCGGATAACTCTTCATCAGCTATTTCTTCTCTTCTGCCCATTATATAATCTATCTCTGCTTGGTTTAAATCATTGTAAGCTTTGTTATTACTCATGTCCGTATTAATTGGTGTATCTTGAGGATATATAATAGGAAAATCTAGTTGTGGATTTGGGGGTCCTAATGGATCTACTAATGGAGATAAGGGCTGTCTAACATTAGACTGTGGAAAATTTCTTTCCATTAGCGCTGTTTCTCTTTCATTTATAACTTCCGGTCCATCCGGAGTGTTAAGGAGTAATTCTGATTGTTTCATTTCTTCGAAAGCATCTAAATTCTCTTGTCGATGTTGATCAGTAAATTGTTCTAGGTCGCTCGGCAAAGGCCTATTAGAATATCCTGCTATAGTAGGATCAATTGTAACTGTGTCGTCTAAATAATCTTGATGTGGATAGGGCATTGTCATTTCACTTCCAGGAAATGTTGGTGCACCAAATCCAAATGTTTCTTTAGCATAATTATTTAAAACTTCTTCTGTTGCTTCTTCAGTGGGAACTGCTCCACCAATTCCTACTCTATTCAAAATATCAGATCCCATTTTATTAGAATCTCCTAAAAGATTTTTAAATGCTTTCGCTGCTAAGCCGAACATCCCTCCACCATCTACGTAATTCGTGAATCCAGTTGATATTGGGTACATTTTATCATACGCTGATTTATTTTTTTGACTAAAATCTTTAGTGATGCCACTGTAATAGTCTTTAGCATCCTGTTTCGTTGAAGCCTCTGCAATTGACATTCCGGCGTCAGTGTATTTCCTGTTCCGGTTCCAGTCCCTTCTGAGACCTTTTAGCTTGTCAATATCCTCTGCGCTTAATTTAGGTTGGCGCTGCAAGTCCATCATTTCACGATGAACTATACCAGCGCCACTTGTATTCAAAGCTTGTGAGTTACGTCCTGGATGACTAAACTTTCTACGAGTAGTCTTAGGAGCTCTATACTGTTCTTTTATTGCTTGATAATCAACCATTACACACCAGGTGCAAGTACTGATTTGAGAACTATAACTACAACTAGAGCAACGATACCGGCTTTAATCCAGTCTTTCATTCCCCACTCGCTCCACTCTTTCAAGTGCGTCCATAAATCTTTAAGTAACTTCATATTACCTCCTATTTTTTACGTGTCTTCATTGCGTGACCACCACGCATTTTTTTAATTTTTCCACCTTTCTTCATTTCAACTTTCTGCCCTGTTGCTTTAGCATGCTTTTGAGCTTGCTGGGAACCGGATGAAGTGTATGGAAATTTTTGTTTACCTACTTTTGGCATATTAGTCTCCTTTTTTTACTGTTATCCCACCAGTAGGATATCCATATTCATTTACCCAAGGGGCGGTATCATAACCATTTTCATGGAATAGTCCACCATTTTTCTTTTTAATAGGCTTACTGCCATGTTCCTTAGTCCATTTATTTGCCATTTCAGGCTTATTTGCCCACATCCATTTCCTTTGTTTTTCTGATTGAAAAGGCATTAATGTATCGTTGGCTTTGTATCTCCATAATAAATTTTATTCAACATCTCTTCTTGTATCATAAAAGTATTAGCGATTTCTTCAAACATTCTAGCTGCACCTTCAACACCTAATGCGTTGACATACATATTACGAGTCACTGCTAGCATAGCACCGCAAACTTGAAGATAATCATCATCAGTTTTAATATGACTGGATGCCACGTCTTCAATAGATTTCATAGCATTTGATATTTTATCTAATTTACTTTTTAGAAGTTCCATTCGTTTTTGATCTTTTGGCATTTTCCCTCGCAATCCTTTCCGCAGATTGTTGCTTCATTGCATCTCGCGAATTAATCATATGTTCTTTAAACATCGTCATAGCTTCAGTTGAATCTTCTTTACTAACATCCGCAGATGCTTTCATCAAGTTAATACTCGTATCAGCTTCTAGTCTATCTCTTTCGATATCTAGTTTCTCTGATTCTACAGCCATATCAGTTTGAAGTTTCATTTGAGTTTCCATAGCTTTAAGATCAATTTCTTGTTGTTTAAGTTTAACCAATGGATCTTCCGCTTCTCGTTTCATTCTATCTTCCTCATCAGAAGCTAAGTTTTTAGTCATCTCTGCTTCAACCTGTGCTTGTTTTGCAGCTGATTGATTAACTAACTGTTGAGTTTGTTGTTCTAATTGTTGAGCGAGTTGAGGATTATTCTGTGCCTGTTGTTGCTGTTGTTTTATCTTATCAAATTTTGGTTTAAATTCTTTTTGAACTTGGTCCGCTGCCATCATACTCATATGCTCACATATATGTGCTTGTAGCATGGAATATATTTGAGGATTAATTTGTACCATACGCGTAAACATAAATTCAGCGTGTGTTAAAATATGTGCTTGATGGTCTTGCATAGGAAATGCTTTAGGTCCCTTTCCATTCATAGCTCCTGCATTTTCTGTAGCTGGGCTTGTTGGTTCTGGTAATTCTGGATCTGGTTTAAGAATAGAATCAACATTATCAACACCCATAGCGTCATACATTCTCCTGTACGCTTCACGCATATTGTGTAATCCTGGGTTAGCTGTTGCTAATTGTAACTGTTGTTGTGCTAATGTCACACGTTGTGCCATAGAAAAAATATTAGGATCAGAAACAGGAATAACATCAACACGATCATCAAAATCTTGTTGTTTAATCATTTGGTTTCCACCAACTACTGCGTATGGATATTCCGGTGGTAAGTATAACTGGAATACTTTAGCTAGTAATTTAAACTCAACTTTTTGTGCATAGTGTAAACGTTTATGTATAGCCGACATAACTTTAGTTCCTCTTTCAAGAAGAGCCATTGTTGTGCCAACAGGGTTTTGTTCGTTACCTTCACCCATTTTCATATCTGCTATAGCAGCGAAAGATTTTCCTGCATCAACAGCGAAACCTAATAATTGAAACAATGTTGCACTTGGTTCTTTATAGGGAAGAGGTAATAAAGATTCTTTAATAGAAGCACCTGTTACATCAACATCCCTAAACTCACCTGGCTGTAAAGGTTCATCATGATCACGTATACGCATCCCACGAGCCTTAAAACCTGCTGGTAGGTTAGCGAGTGTACCAGCATCAATTAACTGCCGCAAAACACTTGTTGCTGTTCTCGATAACCCACCTAGCATATGTATTAGACCAAAGCCATAAAAGCCTAGTCCCGGGAGAAATTTGTAATGTACAAAGTAATTTACTTTAGCAAAGTTTGGATCTTTTTCTTTCCAGTTTCTTCTAATAGATAAAATTTCAGTTGAGTATTGATCTATAGTAATAATGTAAGGAAGTTTAACACCAGTTTCATCTTCGAATCCTGGTACATCAGAATTAATATGCATCTCTAAAAGAGTATGCGCATTATCTTTACCCCCATACTCACGCTGTAATCCTTCTAACTCATTTACTTTCTCAGTAACTTCACTAGTTTCTACTGTTCCGTCTGGTAATTCAATATCTCTATAGAATCCTTGTAATTGTTGTTTTCTAATATCGTTTTCACTGCATTTAATAACATGTGTTACACGATCTGCATTTTCTAAATCTGTAGCCATGTAGTTTATAACAAGATCCTCCCCTGTTATAAATTTAGCTACTGCACGTTTTAGTAATCCATCATAATAAACTTTTTTAAATGCGGACCCTGAAAGTGGTAAATAAAATAATAACTGATCCATATCCGGATCATATTCTCTCATGATATCTGTAATTTGATAATTCATAAACTGTTGTACACGCTTGGCTTGATCTTGAACTTCTGGTGTAGAAAGTCCTATGACTTGAGTTCGTACGGGGCCGCTTGGGGGGAGAAGTTCCTTATACGCTTGGGCTTGAAACTGTGTAACAGATTCAGCGAGTAAGGGATGTACGACCCCGGACGCTCCTTCGAAGGGTTGCGTTCGGTTTTCATATTTGAATCCCAACATATCAAGGCCTTTGATGTAGGTATCTTCCCAATCTTTCCTTGAATCTTTATCCTCTTCGAAATCGTGTATTAGATCTTTAGCAAACCTACCTAATTCTGTTTCATCAATATAATCTGCCAAATTGGCATCGTGGGGAATATTCGCAGTATCTATAGTTTGTTCTTCTTCTCCAACTATGGCACTTCCATCTTCCATTATCTCTACGTCTTTTTCAGTTACATCAGGTTCTAGTTGTATTTCTTCACCTGTCGGTTCTACCTCAAGGGCATCTGTTAGTGCACCTAAAGCTTTTTCTATATTATTATTTGGATTATCCACCATTATTTTTTAACTCTCCCACCTTTTTTATACACTGGAAGTCCTTTGTCAATAGTCTTAATAGCAATTTCATTATCTTTAAAGATTATAGCTGGCACTTCCCATCCCCTTTTTTGTGAGTCCATTATAGCAGTTTCCATGTAATTTGCATTACTTTTCTTTGCTACTTTTTTCATTGCGCCTCTTGCCATTGGGCCGTAGGCAATTAAGTTTCCGTTATAGTCCTTGCTCCCTGGGCTTAGGCCCTTATTTTTAACTGCTGCTGAATTTATGGATATACCATCATACCCTCCTTCGCGTGCAACTTTAAGCATATATTTCATTACAAATTCATTATAATCTTCTGTCTTGCTAAGAGGACCATGTGGTATGCCACTATGTTTACCTTCCGATGCTTTAGCTCTTTTATCAGCTATTATTTTTCTTATTTTAGCACGCTCTTTATTCAAACGTACTAACCTAGTTTGAAGAGCTTTAGTTTGCGGTTGTACTAATAAATCTTCTATCTTTGATAATATCAACGCTAAATGTTGTTCATTAGTTTGATCTATTATATCTTTTTTAAGATCTGAGCGAGGAGCATATTTAGAATTCATAACCATCTCATCATAGTCCTCTTTCATTCTTTTACTCATTTTTTTAATACCAGCTTCTACAGATCCATGTTTTTCTGCTAAGTCATTATTAAATTTTTTAAGTTTACGTTGAGCAGCATTAACAAGTTGATGCATATCAGATTGTATTTCTTCTATGTGCAATAGACGTCTTCCAAACTGATCACTACGATCAGATGTCCTTGAATGAACAACTCCACCCATTCTATCACTGCTATCTAAATTAAACTCATGGGCATATTTATATTCCGGTTCTTCTAAACGTAATTTACCGGGTTTATTTTTAAATAAAAACTCACGGTAATTATCACCACCGTGCATCATCTGTGTGCCTTTATGAACCGTCTCTTTTTTATATTTTTTAAACCCTGATGTTCTTTTTCCAAATCCTTGGGATAACTGCTGTATAATTTCTTTTATTTCAAAAGGAAACCGTTGAGGAACTCCTTGATCCAATACATTTTTAATTCCAAAATTCCGCTCTACCATATCATCAATTTTACTAGCGAAAAATTGTAATTCTTTAGGTTTTTCCACTGCATCTCTTACTTGTGGCATAAGAACTTTCATATAATCATAAAATCCTTTAACTGCTGGATTACGTATAGCTTGGGTATCTATGGTTTGGAGAGATCGCTGTATATCACCAAAAATAGCCGAATCTTTTGGAGATCCTAATGATATTATATCAAATTGAGGAGCCATCTCATCAAACTCTTTTACTAATTTTTCTTTAGAAACTATATCATTTCCCTTACGGGATAAAAATGGAGCTAATGATGTATCATTCAATTCCATATCTTTAATAATAGGATATCCTTTTGGATTTAATATTCCGTGCTTTCCACGCTTCATGTAATCTAACCATTGAGTACCCGTCATAGCCTCGGTTGGCGCTCCAATAATCTTTTCACGAGATCCCCAGAACATAGCTCCTTCGCTTAAATCTGGTGTAGGTATTTCTTTGCCCAGCATACCCATCTCTACTTCTGGTGCACCCTCGCTTACACCCTCTGGTGTTCTAGGTGGGCGTTTCCCAAATACTCTAAAGGTTGTTGCGTCCTGTGTTTTAAAACCTTCAACCATTTCTTTTAAAGCAACATTTGTTTCATCTAAAGTGTCAAAAGTTCTATCTAGTACTGCTGATCCGTGGTCGTTTGTTATTGTATAAGGTCCTTTTGGCGGTTGATATATTTGTCCTGTGATTTGTGGTTTATATTGGGAAGGTTGTCCTATTACTTTAGGAGCCATTCTTTTTATAAATCCACCTTTCGCTAATCCACGTATAAATTTTGTACCTATAAACTCACCTGGGTTTCTATTAATTTGACTGACTGCTTGTGTAAGTTTTGTTGCATATGGGTCTGGTCCTGATGTCGGTGGGACCGCATTCGGTCTTCTCGCTATTCCGCCTTCTGCAAATTTATTTTTATAGGTAGAATTATAACTATAGTCTGGATCTATTAAACGTTCATAGGCTCTGTCAATTCCTTGATTTATTATATGATCTCTTCTCCCAGGATCTATAGAATGATAATCTTCGTTACCCATTTCCATTTCTGACATAATATTAATTAAAGACGACACATTTGCGCGGTTAGACATATCATAGATTGTATTAGTGGGAATATTTAAATCTTTAAAGTATTGCCTGTAAGATCCTTGATTTTCTGCCCACGGGCTATCCCCGAAAAATATTTGATTAAGACTAATTTTAGGGCTGTTGTTTGTTCTTGCTGCACGCGACGCTAAACTTATAACTCCTGCTCTTATGCCGGATTGTGGATTATCAAAACTTAAAGTTTTTTTATGTCTTGATTGATCTTTTGATAAACCTTCCCATTGATCATTTCCTTGAATGGCTAGCCAATTATTAGTTTGCGCTGGTAATTGGCTATAGTTTGGAGGATTAATAAACTCTCCAACTTTATCCCTTATGTTAGCCATACCTCCATGACTATATCCATGTATACCTTGTCCACCTCTGAATTGTTCTTCCCAGTTCATCTCGTCTGCTTCCTTTTTTTGTAATTTTTTTAATTCAAGTTTTTTAGCGTTTGCTTTTGTGTGGAAGATATTACCAGCTGGTGAGAAAGAATCAATGAAACTTTCAAATAGATCTGAATAGCTTCCATCTTCCGGTGTTGACATATAATCTTTTATATAATCATCTCCGTCACCACGCATTAGCCCCATTTTCTTTTCAAAGTCTTTCATCTGCGTTGGTGTTGTTACATCCCAAGTAAGGGGGTCATCTTTGGCGTAATCATCTGGACCCGTCATATAGTAATTTTCATCTACTATTTCGACTGTCCCTGTTTTCTTATCCATGTAGATATGTTGGTTATTTGCGAAGTCATCACGGATATCAAACTCTATATCTATGTTACCATTTTTTTCTTTAAAAACATTTACAGGAACTTTATATCCATCTGAGTTTATAACCTCATAAGGTGTCATTTTCCCACGGTAATCGTCTGCTGTTCCGCCAAGTGTTTTAACATGGGTTCCATTACCCATAAAAAGGCTGTCAGAGCCTTTTGGTCCACTTAATTTATCAAGTGCACCCATCATGGATTTAACCCACGGTGGTGCAAAACGTGTCGCTGCTTTGCTAGCTGCTTTTGGTGCTAGTGCTGCTAAAGTTTTTGTAGGCAACGCTGTGTATGCAGCTGTGGCACCAGCTTGTTTTAAAAATTTTCTTCGTGATTGATTGAATTCTGTGCTACCTAAAAGTTTGTCTAATGCTTTTTTAATTTTACCACCTCTTCCGTAGCCGTTGACTATTCCGCCTTCGTTCATGCCACTAAATTTAGTTTTTTCCATTTTCTGTGTTTTTGGATTTAGAAATCTCATTTGTTTTAAAGGATATTCTCTTGGCAAATCCTCCACAAGAGGACGTATAAAACTTTTACTTTGATCATACCATTTTCCATAAATTACGCCATCAATATTTGACTGCACTCCTATCGCAGCCATATCATCATCCCATCCTGCTAATTCAAAGTCAATATCCCGTTTTCTATCAGGATCATTCACTTCTTTTCTCATCTTACGCAATTTTCTTATACTATGCTCCGCGGTGCTATGTTTCATGTTCCTCACCCACGTGGAAAGGGCTTTGGCCATTTCAGGGCTTCTATGCATACTGAAAGTTTCATGCAACGCTTGCATAAATGTTGTTCCACGGTTTAAAAATTCTTCCGCTGTCTTTCTCAATTCAGGGGATAGGTTATTTAAGATAATATTATTTAGCTGTTGCTCTCTTTTCTGCCTTCTTGATTTTATTAAATCAAATTTTTGACCTTTTCCTGTTTTTTTTGTAAAGTGATCAACTGCCTGTTTTAATCTTCCAGTAGGTGAAATGCTTGTAGTCGTCTTATCCGTTCCTTTTAAAGTGCCATAACGACTGATTGTTTTTTCCAACGGAGGATTGTGTTCTTTTCTTATTTTATTAATGGTATCCTCCGCCCCTCGAGGCGAAGCTGTAATAGCAAATCTTGGATCCTTTGCTAAATCACGTGTATGCGTGGATAAGTACCTTGGCTGTTTTGTTACTGGATCTTTTCCCTTTAAATAATTTTCAATATCTTTTTCTTTTTTTATTCTTCCTCTAGTTAAATGATGATTTGTTCTTAATGGAACACCTGGAATTCCTTTAAGGGCTCCTGACATAGCTGCAGTTACTTGATGCACTGATATAGGGTCATACCCTTTCGTAGTTCTTTCTTTATTAATTATTCGTTGAACAGTTTTATTGGTAAGCCGCTCGAGGGGCCTACCCATGAATTTAGAGATACCATATTTTGAATACAAATCTTGTATAATAGGAGTATCTACTGATTGTCTTGCATGAAACTGAGTATAAAGAGGTGCATATTCTTTTTTAAATATTCTACGGGAACCCGTACCTCCTGAAGAGGAATACTTTTGCATTTCTGTATGTTCTATAGGAACTTTTTGCTTTCCAACACTAACATGTGTTCTTGGCTCCTTTATTGTATTTGCTACATATCTACCACTATCTTTACCTTTTATTATTTCTTTTTTTACATGAGACGAATCCTTGTCAAAATAACGCATAGGCCTAGATTCTGTTTCATCACGTGACGCTCTGATAGCAACATCATTAGGTCTCTTGTTCTTTTGTGTTCTCCCTAATTTAGATAACTGTTTTAAAGTTAACTTCGCTGCTTTTAACTTAGACGCCATTAGTATTTATCTTCGTCAGATGCCATTAGTACACCCGCAAATTGAGCTCCTTTAGGTCTTGCCCAATCAATAAGTTGTGCTGGTGCATTTAATGTAGTTTTCAACGTATTCCCTGTCCTCCAACCGCCGGGTTTTATTGTAGAAAATTTAGGTAACCCAAACTTGCCTCTATTGCCCCATTGGAAAGTTCCAGGCATTACCTCTCTTAAAATTCTTCCAACCTTTGTTCCTTGCGCTAATTCTTGTGCTATTTTTTGTATTTTCAGTGGTGCAGTTATTCCAAAAGTAGCTGCTATTTCCAGAGCCATCATTTGACTACTTTCCATAGCTGCTTTAGCCTCTGGTGTACTATACTCATACACCTTTGTGCTTTCATTTAATCCTGGTCCACTGACGCTGTCCATATAACCATAATCAAACTCATTAGGCTCTCCAATATCACTTGGATTTTTCCCTGCTTTAAGTTCATCTAAATAAGTGTCATTTACCATCTGAAAATTAGCATCAATCCCTGCAAAGGGGCTCATATTTGCATTATACCACTCCAAAGCTTCTTTATTATCCATATCTAAATCACTGGGCAGAGTATAACTGTTATGGGTTCCTAGCATATTTTCACGGTATTTATCACCAGCCCAATCGGCATATTTTTCTCCATTTTCTTCAAATTCAAATTCATTTTTTAAACTATATTTTGTACCCTCTTTTACTGCGTCCATATACTGAGGGAAATAATGTTGTCTTTTTCCTGGTGTATTCCACCAACTTTCATCAGCTGTTTCCATCCATTCTTTCATCATCTCTGATGGATCAAAATTCATTTTATCCATTTCTGATTTAACTTTTTTATCTATTCTTGCATCATCACTAGTGCTCCATCCACTTCCAGTTTTCCAGTTTTGATACATATCCCAATTATTTAAATCTGTATCACGGTATCCATTTTCTAATACTGGTGGAGCATAGGTTTGAAATGACGTCATTGATTCTGTTTCACGCTCTCCTGATGGAAGATTAAATCCAGCCATATTTAAAGTATCAGCAGCCGAATCTTTCAGCCACCTATATCCTTCTCCTAGACCTTCAGTTCTAAGAGGAGCACGCCATGATGGATATTTTTTTCTTATTGCATTATCAATTGGATTATCAATTCCATAATTATAAACGTGTTTAGCACCTTCTAGTGCAGATAAAGGAACCAGTCTAGCTAGGTCTTTGCCTTCATCCCACCAACCACTTAGTGTATTAATACCAGACTTTGCAACATCGTCAGCCGTTCTCATTACTCTTTGGGAATGATCTAAAATAGGATTTTCTTCTGGAGTCATTTCTACGCCGTAATCAGCGAAATCTTTTTGTGTGTCGTAACTTTTATACATATCAGGAATTTTTTTATTAAAGAATCCATCTTTGGTTCCTGTGCCCGCTTTTTCAGGATCAAATGCCGGGGCATCTGTTCCAACAAATCCAAATTTGTCTGCTATATTATATAAGTAAGGAATTGTAGAACCCGTGTAGTTTCTTTTTCCATCCCATGATCTATGCCAATCATAAAGATCACTACCTTTTTCTCCAACCCAATTAGTGGCTGCTTTAGTATTATCTAAAAATCTTTCGTACCGAGATTTTTCTAAATCGTCTATGCCCATTAATAGTAAGTCCTCCCACCTATTTTAATCTTTTCTTCTTCCTCAAAATCATCTTTGAGCTCAACAAAATACCCCTGCCTATAGCGCATCAAAGCCTGCGTGGTAGAATCCACGTAATCGTCATTGTCACCGAATGGAAAAGCTGCACACTCTTCGATAACCTCTTCAGCGAACTTTTTTTTGGGCGCCCATATTGCTCCCGCTTCAAAAAGCGGAGCTACGCTGTTTACCCTCGAGTGTTTATCATTTCCTCGTGAGGGTGTATAATTTATAACAGGTATTCCAGACTTTTGCAACTCATGAGTTAAAGGTAATCCTGTAGCCTTCGCTTCTATTAAAACTGTCTCTGGTTCCCAGTATTTATATTCTTCCATCGCTATTCTTTTAAGCTCTGGAAAGTCCCACCGTCCACGCTTAGCGTCCAAAAGAATCAATGCTGTTTTTTCACCTTCTTTAGGAGTAAATACACCCCATGTTGTAATCGCTGAGTAATCGGCTGTTTCTTTTTTTGAGAACGCCGTATCATAACTTTGAATTATATATTGTAGTTCAGGAATATCTTCCGGTTCCCATTCACGCCACCATTCACGTTTTATAATTGCACCTTCCTCACTTGTAGGTTGTTGCATCCATTGTGCATTCCATTTGGTTAGTGGAATAGAGGCTTTAACTCCTTGGAGACCTTTCATGTTCCAAAAATTTCCCCACATGGGTTTATCATTAATAATTGCTGGAAATTCTACCACTTCCCATTTATCAGACATTTCTTCTTTACCCTGGGCCGCCAGCAGCCGTCCAGTGAGGTCTTTCGTAGACCAACGAGTCATGACTAATACTATAGCGCCGCCAGGCTGAAGACGCTGGCGAGGACCAGAAGTATACCACTCATAATGAGCATCGAGGACATGAGGGGATAACGCATCCTGCTCAGAATGAGGATCATCAATAATAAGAAGATCAGCACCCCTACCGGTAATAGCACCACCAACACCAGCAGCAAAATACTCACCGCCATGATTTGACTCCCAGCGACCAGCAGCTTTAGAATCTGCCGCCAACCTAACTTCGGGGAAAACTTTTTCATACTCCGTTGACTCTATCATGTTTTTGGCCTTACGTCCAAACCTGATTGCTAGCTCTCCTGTATGTGTGGTTTGAATGAGCTTGGCCTTTGGGTGACGGCCCATGTAAAATGCTGGAAATAAGTGAGAAGCAAATTCTGATTTTGTGTGTCTAGGAGGCATATTAACGATTAATCGTTTTAGCTCCCCATTTGCAATTCGATTTAGCTTTTCAGCATAAATCTTATGGTGATGACCTTCAACAAAGTCAGGCCAAACCATTTTTACAAATTTTATAAAATCTTTTTGGCAGGCTTCTTGCTCTTCTAGTATCTTATTCTTTAAAATAAATTTTAAAGTCTGGGTATCTAACTTTTCTAGTTCAGTGTGATTTTCCATTTTATAAATTTTTTTTATAACGTTTTTTATGGGGATTGTCACCCTCAAACAGTGCTTTAGATTTCTCTTGGGTCCCATCCACGAAAAGGGGGGTGTAGGGGGTCGGAGATTAGCTAGGTAGCTTTAAGTCCCGGGCGCCAGCCGCGACATTGTGTCGCACCCCTACATCTTGTGTTGTATTCTTGCAACACCACTAACTAGCCCGGGCGCGAGTTATCCACAGGTTATCCACAACTTAATGATATTAGCTATTGACTGACTTATCCACAGGTTATCCACAACTTATTACAATTAACTATTGACATAAAAAAAGGGCTACTATTTAGTAGCCCTTCTTCGAAATAGCGATGACTAAATCGCTAATCCTAATCTCTTTAAGAGATATCCTATATCTTTCTGCAAGTGTCGTATCAAGTCAAGAGAGTCAACGTTCTCCTTGCCTTTGTTCTCAACAACCCACTCAACAGTAGCATTCATTAGTACACCACTAATCAACTTCCAATCCATACTATCTTTAGTAGGAACAGACGAGATGATTGCCTCAAGATTGCCAATCGTTGCTTGGTCTTTCGCATACTCAATGATCTCATTGAATACAGGTGTTACATCTATATTGTTAACTGACTTAACAGGAACTATTGATTGTTCCACATTGTCAGCAAATTTATCTATTGGTCTATTAGTCATTTCTATTTCTCCTTTATAAGTTAATGACACTATAATATACTAATAGCCACATCAATGATATGGCTATTATGAACATTGGTAAGTTCATTGTGGATAACTTTGTCTATTAATCTCAAATACTGTATTTGGATTAACATTAGCCCAACGCTGAAAGTCCTCTTTAGCTCTACTGTTTATCTTGAACACTAGTACATAGTTAGGGTGTTCAGTTACTCGTTGCTCATTAGTAAAGCGATAGCCAAGCTTACCAAGTACACCAAGTTTAACATGACCTTCTGATCCATCGTTCTTTATCCACTTACAGCTAAAGAAACCTTGTTGAACTATTCTTTTAAATTCATTCTTAGTCATTTCTATTTCTCCGATTATTAATACTACTAATATGCACATTATTATAAGAATAACAATGCGACATAGTGACGCACCAAAATTTCTTGAGGATAACTATTGTGGCAGGAACTGGAAGACGGGCGCCCGGGCATCCGCAGACCAAAGTCATACATCGTTGTTATCTTTGTTGGGAGTCTTGGGAGTTTAAGGGGCAGTTGAATGGTTAGTTCAACACCATTGCCCCTCTAATTTGTAAGGCAAGAGCCGAATAACTCCGTTTATCTTGCCTCAAATTATATAGTCTGTCGGATGTACCATTCTCTTTCGAGAGATGAATGCTCACACAAACTATTTCATAATGGGGTGTAC